CCACATGGAACCCGTTGATTAAAGGCGGACGTTATGGGTCAAACAGAAAAAGTAGTAGTCACACAGGACGACGTGAGGATAGTAGGTCAAGTGCTGGCATCACCGCCCGGCCAGAAGGCTAAGGCGGTGCTTGCTAGGACGTTCGGAAGTAGGCTCTCATATACGAGAGGGGAACCGGAGCACACCGCATTTCTGGAGGGTCAGAAGAGTGTGATCCAATTTATTGAGAACGCCGTTTCGGCGGCGGTAAAGGCGGAGGATAGCAAATGAATAAGATGTTAATGAGAATGATTGCGGCATCATTTATGATGAACCGTATGGCTGAGGACGGTGACGGGGGTGCGGGTGGAGGCGGTGACGACGGTGGTGGAGGTGGTGGAGGCGATAGCTACTACTCTGGTTTTCCTGAGGATGTTCAGGGATGGGACGAGGTAAAGAACTCAGAGACTCCCGAAGCCTTCTGGCAACAGATGGGATCACATCGTCAGCATATCGGTCAGTCCATTCGTATCCCTGGCCCGGACGCAGGTAAGGAGGATTGGGACGCGTTCAACGCTAAGATGACGGACAAGGTTCCTACTCTGATGCAGACACCTGATCTTGAGAACGCCGAGTCGCTTAACGCGCTCTACGCTAGAATGGGTAAGCCTGAGTCGGCTGATAAATACTCCATTCCTGAGATTAAGGACGCGGAAGGAAAGGCTATTGAAGGGTTAGATCATACAGCTACCGAAGGGTTTCGTGAGCTGGCTCTAGCTAACGGCCTTACCCAAACGCAGTTCTCGGGAATCGTAGAGAAGATGACTGCGAAGAATATAGCTGATGCTACCGCCGCTAACGCCGCTTTGGCTACCGAGCAGGCCGCGATAACGGCTCTATGGGGGACGGCGGAGGATAAGAACTATACCATTCTCCAGAACTTTGCTAAGACAACCGATGCACCTCCTGAGGTAGTGGCCGCTATCGCAGACAAGAGAATGAACAAGAGCACCGCAGAGTGGATGCTCAAAGCGGCTAACGCCTCTTTCAGTTCTAAGGGCGGCGCGGCAAGTGACGAAAGTGGGGTTACTGGAGTTATGACTCCGGCAGAAGCTACTGAGCGTCATGCTGAGATTATGAACAACAAGGCGCACCCTTACTGGAACAAACTTGATCCAGGCCATAAGGCGGCGCTTGCCAGAGTTCGTGATCTGATCATAGCTAAGAACCCTGCCCCTGACACTCAGGCGGCTCCAGGCGGTACATTCGCTCCCGCAGGGATGCCCCAAGAATAGTAACAATACCTGTGGGGTGGCTCATTGTGAGTCCCACAATCATCGACGGATGGTCCGACTACTCGGGTTGCCATAATCAATTAATAGTATTTTAAGGAGATTCATCGTTATGGCAATTACAATTGATAATGCCTTCATCGAGCAGTATAAGAGTAATGTTATCCACCTCGCTCAACAGCAAGAGTCCAAGCTCCGCGGGACTGTTATGCAAGAGAGTTCTGGTGCAGAGTTCTACAACTGGGAACGTCTTGCGGCAACTGATGCGGCAGAGAAGACTACCCGTCGCGCCAACACCGATGATTACTTGGTCGACGATGCGTGGGACAGACGCGTAAGTACCCCTACCACCTTCGTTCACATCATGACCGTGGAGCATGAAGACAAAGTTCAGATGCTTGCATCTCCTGAGTCTGAGTATGCTAAGAACCAATCCATGGCTATGAACCGTTCTTGGGATGACCAAATCATCGCGGCCGCTACTGGCCCCGTTTTGATTGGCGACCACACTACCGTAGCCTTTCCTGCCGGACAGAAGATCGGTGACGGTACTGCCCCAATCAGCTTCGATATGGTTTCTGCTGTGCAAGAGAAGTTCTTGCAGAACGAAATCGACTTGGCTGTACCAAAGGTAATGGTCGTTGGCCCAACTCAGGTTCGTGTACTGATGAACCTCACTCAGCAGACTTCTTCTGACTACGTTCATCGCGAGGCACTCCAGAAGCTCTCTGCTACTGGTATCGTAGCTAACTGGATGGGTTTCACCTGAATCGTGTCTACACGACTCCTTGCTCCTGGCGTCGGCGAACTCTCTTGCTTGGCGTACACCGCGAAGGCTCTCGGCCTCTGCATCAACCAGGACGTAATGACTCGCATCGGTGAGAACCCTGCGAAACTTTACATGATCCAAGTGTTTGCTCAGTACACCGCAGGCGCGGCTCGTGTGGTTGACGAGGAAATCGTTCACGTTCACGTTCTGGACGCTATCGCGTAATTAACGTAACGGGACTAGCTAACGAAGGGGTTCCATGAGGAACCCCTTCATTAAATTAGAAAATGAAATTAGAAAATGGAGTAGATTATGCCATATATTAGAGAGGGGCTTTGCGCCACCGATCAACGCAAATGCGCCAGAATGTTAGCAGACGAAGTCAATCCTAAAGTCGTCGCGGCCAAACTTCGAACCTCGGTTGAGTATGTAAAGAAGTTTACTCAGGAAGCTCTTGATAATAACGATGCTCGAAACAAGGATGTCGTTAAGAGAGTTGAAAAGCATCTGCAAGAAACCCGTAAAACTGCGGCGGCTATTGCGGGCGCGGCTAATGAGATTCTCAATCAAGGCCCGAAGCCTGGCGAGTTTGAGTAATCATATATTTTTGGTAGTTAAGCATAAACGATAAACGATATAGGGGTTCCATGAGGAACCCCTTTGGAGGATTTCATGGATAAGGTAGATATTTGTAATCTAGCTATAGGGTGGTGCGGCGGCAACCTTATCATGACGCTAGACGATGACTCCACAGAAGCCGACCTCTGTAAGACCTTGTACGGCCCCACCCGAGACTTAGTACTGGAGCAACGAGATTGGACATTCGCGGCTTCAAGAGATTCTCTAACTCCTCTAGCAAACCCACCTGCTTTTGGTTATTCACAGCAATTCCAATTACCTTCGAATTTATTGGTAGTTCGGCAGGTGTCCGACGAGCCTGATTCTATGCGACCCGTCAGATACGTGAAGGAGCAACGAACCTTGTTGTCCGATGCCGCTATCTTGTATATAAAGTATACAGTCAAAGTCACCAATGAGGTGCTATTTTCACCTACATTCGTCTACGCTCTAGCCCACAAAATAGCCGCAGGACTGGCTAATCCCCTAACACAGAACGCCTCCCTTAAGAAAGAGATGGAGTTAATATCTCAAATGTACATCGACGAAGGTGGCGCAATTGACGGAACCCAAACAATCCCCGGACGTACCGTTGCCCGTAGAATAGTAGGTGCTCGCTACGGCGGGAGAGGGCGAAGAGGTACGAGCCTAGTAGGAGGCTTCAATGACTAAAGCAAACCACGCCCAGTTCGGGTTTAACGCGGGGGAGCTATCCCCTCGTATGGAAATGCGAGATGACGTAGATGCCCGCGCCCTAGGAATGGATCGTTTGGTTAACTGGACAGTCCATCTCCAAGGCCCGATAGAGACATCTCACGGAGTTCAGTTTGCAGGTCAAATTCCTGGGTCGTTCGGTAAGATATTCCCTTTCTACGTTACTACTTTCACTAGCTACATAGTCGCCATCACGGACGACAAAGTGACGGTGACGGATCAGGAAGGCTTCATCGACTCTGACAATCAGGTGGTCAACGGAGACTTCTTGGAGGGGGGAACAGGCTGGACAGTAGATATAGGCCCCTCCGCTTCTGTAGTTTTTGTTGGTGCGGCGGCTTTCCTAAGTCCGGGGGGTAACATCAACCAGTATGCCGAGATAAGCCAGAACGTACCTGTGGTCGCTACTGAATCCAACCACATGCATATACAGACTGTGCTAGAGGCCGGGCCTATCGTAGTGACGATAGGGACTACGGAAGGGGGTGATGATATACTCCCTGCCACCACCTACCTCGGCCCTCAGATGATTCATATAGAGAACTTAGTCTCCCCAACCGCTGATATGTGGGTTCACATTAGGGCGGAGGGAGGTACCGAGGGGCGGCGAATAACTCTTGTGTCCCTCATAAATGAGACGGTTCACAGCCATGTGGAGTTTGACAGTCCGTGGGGTACTGCTACCGACGTGTATACCCTACAGGCGGTTATAGCTCCCGGAACTCTGGACATGTACTTCACTAATGGTAATGTTCCGGTTCAAGTTCTCACGTACAATAAGGAGACTAGGACTTGGTCATTCGGGCCGAAAGCCTTTACCCACGAACCTACAGAATGGGTGGTCGGAAACTACCCGAAAACCCTTACGTTCCATCAGGGGAGACTGTACCTCGGAGCGACGACTTTACAACCTGAGGCGTTTTGGGCGACTCGACCTGGTGAGAACGACCCAACCGACCTCGACTATGGTTGGGTAAAGTTTACAGACTTTCGCCTTAAAGGTACTTCTGGTGATGCTGATGCAGTATTAGCCGACCACGCTATCAACTTCACCCTAGATCGCAGAGGTGAGATACGGTGGATGATGTCGTCCAAGAACTTAGTAATGGGTACTGAGAACGCGGAGCTTATAATAACAGCGCAGGACGGGGTTATACAACCTGGTGACATAGACTCCACTGTCCAGTCTACTTTTGGTAGTGCAATATCCATGGCGTCGTTAATAGGCAACGACATCTTGTTCATATCACCTGACCGCTTGAAGATAAGGACTATGAGTTTCGAGTGGACTAAGGAACAGTGGACTTCCACTGACCTGACGTTTCCCGCAGAACATATATCATCAAAAGGTAACTGGTTCAGGGACATCGTGTACGCGGCCAACCCCCTAAGTACCATACTAGCTCCCACCAACATGGGGGAGATAATAGGTTGCGGGTATAATGTGGCCAACCAACGGGGTGGGTTCTACCACCGAACTACTCCTGGGTATGTACACTCAGTCTGCTCCCTACCTTTTGCGGGGCGAGACGAGATGTGGATACTCGTAGATCGGAGTAACGGTGGTGGTGTGCTTAACTTGGAGCGCACCCAAGGCCCGGAGAACACTAAACTGGACTCGTTTATCGCGATGGAGGTAGTAACTCCTACGACCTCGTGGTCTG